TATGAAAGTCTTAAGATAGAGTGGGAAGATCTAGCCTACCGTACCTATACTCCTGACTTTATACTTGACAATGGTATAATAATAGAGTCTAAAGGTATGTTCACAGCTATGGATAGACGTAAGCATATTGCAATAAAGAGACAGCATCCTAAACTAGATATAAGATTTGTTTTTGAAAATAGCAGGAGGAAGTTACGCAAAGGAGCAAAGAGTACGTATGGAGAGTGGTGTTATAAGTATGGCTTTCTGTATACAAGCAGGGTTATACCTGAAGAATGGATAAAAGAAAAAGGCAAGAACAAACATGGAAAGTTTATAGCATTTACTGGAAATAAAAGGAGAAAGATATGACACTAGAAATAACTCCAGAGTTTAATCCTAATGACTTTGCAATACGATTGCGTCCTCATATGGTAGAAGGTCAGTGGAATGGTGATGTGGATATATGTATTATGTGGGATGATAAGCATAATCTTACAGGAGAAGACTTTACAAAGCTGATGCATTTGACTAAAATGATATGTGCGTCTGTACCTATTATGGAATATGATGAAGTACTACGTAATGACATAAGTAATTATGTAACAGATTATGAGAATGATACGTTACCAAAATCACCACTAACTGAGCCTGTTCAGGCAGAGGTAACTGGTGTAGATGGTAATGTAATACATTTAACCTTTAATACTAGAACGAAAGGATCAGCATAATGCAGACACTTACAATGGGAGATAACACGTTTACTATATCAGAACCTGAACTACCTTTTGCTGATATGGTAAATAGTCCACCACACTATAATAAAAGTGGTATAGAATGTATAGATGCTATAGGTGCAGCTACTGATGCAGGGTACAAGTATTACCTGCAAGGCACAGTAATCAAGTATCTATGGAGATATGAGTACAAGAACAAACCAGTTGAGGATCTTAAGAAAGCACAGTGGTATCTTAATAAGCTGATAGAAGAGACTGAGAAGAATGAAGTAAATGCTTTAGCGAAATCATTTACATGAAAGTAAAAGTATTTTTAACCTTAGACATTGACAAGGAGGAGTATCCTATGCCCTCTGATGGAGATGTCGCATCTGAAATAGGTGATGGCTTACGTGAATACATCCATGATGTAGGAGGCTTAGAGGTATCATCATTAAAAATTACTATGGAGAGATAGACATGCACACAAATAACTATTTAAGTTCCGACTACCAAAATTTTATTGCACTATCACGTTACGCCAGATGGAAAGAAGGTGAGCAAAGGCGTGAAGGTTGGCTTGAGACAGTAGAGAGATACTTCAACTATCTTGAGAACTATGTAAAAGATAAGTATGGTTACACGATGCCTGATGATATACACAAGAAACTATCTAGTGCAGTACAGGACTTAAATGTTATGCCAAGTATGAGAGCGTTGATGACAGCAGGTGCACCACTCGATGTGTGTCACGTGCCTAGCTATAACTGTTCATACCTGACAGTAGATACACCAAGAGCATTTGATGAATGCATGTATGTACTTATGTGTGGCACAGGTGTTGGCTTCTCTGTTGAAAAAGATTACGTAGAGAAACTGCCCACTGTTAATGAACAACTGTTTAATTCTGACACGGTAATTAAGGTAAGAGACTCTCGTATCGGGTGGGCTAAGTCTCTCAAAGAATTAATTGCTATGTTATACTCTGGTCAGATACCTACATGGGATGTTAGTGAGGTACGTCCTGCTGGTGCTAGATTAAAGACATTTGGTGGTAGGGCATCTGGAGCAGGGCCACTAGAAAAACTATTTAACTTCTGCATTGAGACGTTTAAAGGTGCAGTAGGTCGTAAGTTAACACCACTAGAATGCCACGACATTATGTGTAAGGTAGGTGACGTAGTAGTAGTAGGTGGTGTAAGACGTAGTGCACTGATAAGCCTGTCAGACATTGATGATGGTGATATGCGTCATGCTAAATCAGGAGAGTGGTATATTCATAATCCACAAAGAACACTAGCCAACAATAGCGTAGCCTATGAGCGCAAGCCCAACATAGGAACTTTTATTAGGGAGTGGACATCATTGTACGAAAGTTATTCTGGAGAGCGTGGTATATTTAATAGACAATCTGCTAGTAAACAGGTAGCTAAAAATGGTAGAAGGGATGGTGATCATGCTTTTGGTTGTAACCCATGTTCTGAGATTATACTAAGACCATTTCAGTTCTGTAATCTGTCAGAAGTAGTGGCACGTAATACTGACACAGTTAAAACACTTAAGGAAAAAGTAAAGTTAGCTACTATACTAGGTACATTACAATCTACACTTACAGATTTTAAATATCTACGAAAGATATGGAAGACTAACACAGAAGAAGAGAGACTGTTGGGTGTATCTCTTACGGGTATCATGGACTGCCCAATATTAAATGGTAAGCAACAGAGTATTAGTCTTCCTAGAGTACTAGAGGAACTAAAGCAAGTAGCTGTGGATACTAATAAAGAGATTGCAGAAGCAATAGGTATTAACATGTCAGTAGCCATTACATGTGTTAAGCCATCAGGTACTGTGTCACAATTAGTAGACAGTGCTAGTGGTATTCATGCAAGGCATAGTCCATACTACATAAGGACAGTACGTGCTGATAATAAAGATCCTATGACTCAGTTTATGATTGATCATGGTATACCTAACGAACCAGAAAAAGATAAGCCGTTGGACACTACAGTGTTTAGTTTTCCTACTATATCACCAACAGGTGCTGTAACACGTAATGATATGACAGCTATAGAACAATTAGATTTATGGCTAACCTATCAAACACACTGGTGTGAACACAAACCATCTGTTACAATATCAGTACGTGATAGTGAATGGATGGAGGTAGGAGCATGGGTATATAAAAACTTTGATGATGTATCTGGTATTAGTTTCTTACCTTATAGTGATCATGTATATCCACAAGCTCCCTATCAAGAGGTGGACAAAGCTACATGCATGGAGATGGTTAAGCGTATGCCAAGCAGAATAGATTGGAGTAAGCTTTCCGACTACGAAAAGGAAGATGGCACATCAGGTGGTAGAGAACTAGCCTGTTCAGCAGGTGTGTGTGAAGTTGTTGATTTAACTAACTAAGGGAGTACATATTATGCGTAGAGGACTAAACAAAAATGATGCACCATTAAAGATACAATGGCGTAGAGGTTACGATGCTTTCTATAGGGGAGCAAAGTATACTAACCCATACAAAGAGAACTCTATGCAATCTAGAGAGTGGGAACGTGGTTATAACAAAGCCTACTTTGAGACACTACGAAAGGTAAAGCATGAAGAGCAACTTAGAACAGTCAGCACTTAACTGGTTAAAGGAGAGATATGCAATGTTAGATTTTAATGATTACCAAAAGATCGCACAGACAACAGCTATATATCCAAAGGAATATAGAATTACATATCCAGCTTTAGGTTTGGTTGGGGAAGCAGGTGAGGTAGCTAATAAGGTAAAGAAACTTATTAGAGATGGTGAAGATACCATGCCTCACGATTGGAAGGAACAACTAGCATCAGAGATAGGTGATGTACTGTGGTACTGTGCAGCACTGGCATCTGATCTTGACATGTCGTTGAGTGTTATAGCTAAACAGAATAAAGATAAGCTAGAAGCTAGGTTAAAGAAAGGTACGATACAGGGTAGTGGTGATAAGAGATAGTTACTTTATTCTTTTTGCTATATTAATTAAAATAAATATATCTTTTGAATTATAGATTTCTGGAGTAGTACCAGTTGTTAATCTAAATCTATTGGTAGCAATTATACGTTTTTGTTTAGGTATCTTTCTGTATGTCTCTAGTGCAAATATATATTCTCTTTGTTTTTGGGACATATCTTTTAGAGAAGGTTTAAATGAACTTTTTATCTTTCTATAGATAGTAAGAAATTTATCTTTCATTTCTTCTTTAACAAAGCCCTCTTTTGTTAATGTATTTTTTACAGGATCACCTTCCTTTACTAGTCTATCATATAACTGTTCATAGGTAGATCTATTATTCTGTAACTGAGTTACAATGACTGGGATATGTTTTGCTAAAAACTTATTCTCTTCTCTTTTAATACTAGGGATCTTAGATCTACTTGATATTTTAAATCCTTTAATACCTAAACTTTGTAGAAACTTACCTGACTCATTTGGTAATTCCTCAAAGTTTAAACCTAGTAAAGCACGTTCTAAGTTTTTTAAT